TGGGTACATATTTCTGAATTTGAACCTAAACAACCACAATTAGAACCTAAACCTACAAGTGCAGATCCACAGGCTTTACACCATGCTAGCCCAGCAAGAACAGAATTTCCAACAGAAGATTTTTTACCTGAGAACCCTATTGTAACTTCTTCTAATACTACTTTAAAAATTAATTTTCCAAATGGAGATTTACAAGTTGATGACCACATTCGTTTACGTAATATTAAACAACCTGTTGGTGGAGTTGCAATTTCAACACTTCAACTATCAACAACTTTAAATGGAGCAATAACAGATTCAGCAACAACAATTGATCTTACCGATGGATCGGAGTTTCCAACATCTGGTTTTATTGTAATAGAAAAAGTAAATAGCACAACAGGAATTTATGAAAATGAAGTTATTAAATATACTGGAAGAACATCAAATCAATTAACAGGATGTACTAGAGGAACCAGTGCACCGTACAGAGGTGTGTCTCCTGAACCCACAGTTGCAGGTTCACACAGTAATTTAGCTAAAGTTTTTGGTTCTTATAAAGTTGCATCATTAAACACGACTCAAATTAAAGGCACAGGTCAACCTGAATTTTCTACACAATTTGATGGTATAAATGTTGCATTAGTTAATGCTGCATCAAGTACAGAAACAGGAGGCGGTTTACAGTGTACAATTGGACCGATAAATGATAGGGCTTAATTATGTCAGGAGTTTCTAAATATAATTACACAACATTAAAACAAGCAATCTTAGATTATGCTGAAGTAGATGACACTGTTTTTACTACAACTATTTTAGATGGTTTTATAATGGCAGCTGAAATGAGAATTAATCAAGAACTTCCTATGGATTCTGCACGACATGTTCAAGAAGGTACATTAGCTGCAAACAATAATACAATTAATGCACCAGCAGGAACTTTGTTTATAAGAGGTATAGAAGTATTTAATTCTACTTCAACATCTGAGGGTAATGGTACTTGGTTAGAAAAAAAAGATCAAACTTATTTATCAGAATTTGTGGATAGAAAATTTGGTCCTTCTGGTGAAATACAAGCTCCTACGGATACAGCTAATTCAGTGACAGGGTTTCCTAAATACTATGCTATGTTTGGTGGCGCTACTGGTACAACAGATACGACTTCAGGAGGAATGTATTTAGCACCTACTCCTGATGCAGCATATAAATTTAGAGTATATTATAATAAATATCCTACTGGTTTAGGGTCAGGAAGTGATGGTGTGGCCAATACTTACTTAAGTGATTACTTCCCTCAAGGTCTATTATACGCTTGCTTGGTAGAGGCATTTGGGTACTTAAAAGGTCCAACGGATATGTTGACATATTATGAAAATAGATATAAAAATGCAGTACAACAGTTTGCAGGAATGCAACTTGGAAGACGAAGACGAGACGATTACACTGATGGAACAGTTAGAATACCAGTCAAGTCCCCGTCTCCATAAATAGGAGTATAATATTATGGCAATAACATCGGCAGTATGTAACAGTTTTAAAGCAGAAGTTTTACAAGCTTTACATAATTTTACAGCATCGTCTGGGAATACTTTTAAAATAGCTTTATATACAAGTTCAGCTACTTTGAATAAATCAACAACAGCTTACAGTTCAACAAATGAAATATCTAATACATCAGGTTCAGCTTATTCTGCGGGTGGTGCCACACTTACAAGTGTAACTCCGGCTTTATCAACTGATACTGCATGTTGTGATTTTGCAGACGTTAGTTTTACCTCTGCTTCATTTACAGCGAACGGTTGTTTAATCTACAATGATACAAACTCTGATAGAGCAGTTTGTGCAATCGCATTCGGTGGAGATAAAACTGTATCATCTGGAACTTTTACAATTCAATTCCCAACAGCAGACGCATCTAACGCAATCCTTCGTATAGCGTAAGGAGTAACGACGGATGTCCGTTACTAGAACATTTACAGTAACGGTAGTCTCTACCGGCTCGGGTAATAAATACGTTATTGATGGTGTTCAACAAGACACTGTAAATTTAGCAGAAGGTTTTACATATAAATTTGATCAATCAGACAGTTCTAACAGTAACCACCCATTAAGATTTTCTACAACCAGTAATGGGACACACTCTGGCGGAAGTGAATACACAACTGGTGTAACCACATATGGTTATCCTGGTTCAGCTGGAGCATATACTCAAATTGCAGTAGCAGCATCTGCACCAACTTTATATTATTATTGCACCAATCACTCAGGAATGGGTGGACAAGCAAATACAGTAGATCCTGATAGCTATGGAATGTTAGGATGGGATGTTAACTATTGGGGTAGACAGGGTCCATTTGAAGTTTCTTTAAGTGGTCAATCTACGACCTCTAGTGTTGGTAGTGTAATAGCCGCGCAAACTGTAACAGTATCTCCAACAGGTGTTTCAGCAACATCTTCAGTAGGGTCTTTAACTATTAATACATTAAAAGAAGTATCTTTAACAGGGGTGCAAGCAACCTCTTCAGTAGGTTCTGTAGTATCAGCTAATGTTGAAGGTTGGGGTAGACAAGAATGGGGAAACTCTGGTTGGGGTGTAGAGTATGCCGTAGAGCCTACCGGTGTTTCAGCGACATCTTCAGTAGGAAGTATATCGCCTGCAGATGCAGTAGGACTAACAGGAGTAGGTGCTACATCGTCAGTAGGAAGTATATCACCTACAGATGTAATGGGACTAACAGGAGTAAGTGCTACGTCATCAGTTGGTTCTGTAAACACAACTCTTACAGTTTTTCAAAATGTAACAGGAGTAAGTGCTACATCTTCTGTAGGTTCAATATCTCCTGCAGACATGACAATAGGTTTAACAGGGTTAAGTACAACATCTTCTGTAGGAGAACTTTCTCCTGCGGTTGTTGTAGGATTAACAGGAGTTCAAGCTCAATCAAATGTTGGAGATTTTGACAACGCAGGTACATTAGTTGGTTGGGGTAGAAATGGTTGGGGTGAAGAACCTTATGGAGATTCATTTAATAAATTAGTTCAGTTTTCAGCTTTACCAAGCATGACTGCTTCTGTAGGAACTATTGCACCTGCAGATGTAATGGGATTAACAGGAGTAGAAGCAACTTCTTCAGTGGGAACTATTGCACCTGCGGATGTAATGGGACTAACAGGAGTAAGTGCTACATCTTCAGTAGGTTCACTTGTTGTTGAAATAGGTGTTCCACTAACCGGAGTAAGTTCTACATCTTCTGTTGGCGCTATAGCTCCAACACAAATGTCTGTAGGTTTAACAGGAGTAGAAGCAACTGGTAGTGTCGGAGAAGTACAAGCTACTAATACAGAAGTTGCTTCAGTAACAGGAGTAGAAGCAACCTCTGCTGTAGGTTCAATTGTTATTGGCATAGGTGTTCCACTAACTGGAGTATCTGCTACTGCATCAACAGGTGCTATTACACCTGCAGATGTAATGGGACTAACAGGAGTAGAAGCAACTGCTGATGTTGGGGTCCTTGGTATATTAGGATATGGAGATATTGATATTACCGGAAATACCAGTTATAATGATGTTGACGTGACAGGAAATACATCGTATACAGACGTAACACACGTAGCGTAGGAGAAAAAATTATGGCTTCAACTTATACACCTCTTGGTGTCGAATTAATGGCAACCGGTGAAAATGCCGGTACATGGGGAACAAAAACAAACGCAAATTTAAATTTAATATCACAATTAACAGGTGGTTTTGCTCAAGTATCTATTGCAGGTGGAGCAGGCACAACAGCTTTAGACGTTGATGACGGTGCTTTAACAGGAACTGCTCAACAAAGAATGATTGAGTTTACTGGTAGTATTACTGGAAACAGAATTGTAACAATACCATTAGACGTAGAAACTTTTTATATTTTAAGAAATTCAACATCGGGTGCTTACACAGTTCAATTTAAATATGCTAGTGGTTCAGGAAGCACTTTTACTTTTGCAGCTACAGATAAAGGTGACCAACTAGTATTTGCAACAGCTAATGACGGCACTAACCCAGATATTTTAGACTTAAGTTTTGGTGATGTAACTCTTAATGGAACACAAACTTTAACAAATAAAAGTTTAACAGCTCCTATTTTAACAGGTAGCTCTAGTGCTGCAGGTTCTGTTTTATTTAAAGAAGATACCGATAACGGAACAAATGCGGTAACTCTTATTGGTCCAGCATCAACAGCAGATGTTACTGTAACGTTGCCAGCAGCTACAGATACTTTGGTAGGTAAAGCAACAACAGACACTCTAACAAACAAATCAATAGATTCAGATAACAATACAATTACAAATATTGTAAACGCAGACATAAAATCTAGTGCTGCAATTGCTTTTAGTAAAATGGCAGACTTAACAGCTTCTAGAGCTTTGGTATCTGATGGTAGTGGGGATGTCTCAGTCAGTGCTGTAACTAGTACAGAAGTTGGATATTTAGATGGCGTATCATCAGCTATTCAAACACAAATAGACAGTAAAACTTCAACAGGAAAAGCTATTGCAATGGCAATGATTTTCGGATAAAAAGAAACCAGGAGAATAAAATATTATGGCTAACCCAAATATAGTAAATGTAACATCGATACTTGGAAAATCAGTCCAAGCAACATTAAACACAACTCTTACAACAGAAATTTTAGCATGTGCTTCTGATAAACTTTTAAAAGTAAATAATATTATCGTAGCAAATATAGATGGTTCTAGTTCTGTTAATGCATCTGTTTTTATAACAAAATCAGGTGGATCACCAATTGCAATTGCAAGCACTATTGCAGTTCCAGCAGATTCAACTTTAATTGTTTCAGATAAAAATACTACAATCTATCTTCAAGAAGGTGATAACATTGAAGCTGGTGCAAGTGCTAACTCAGACGCTACAATCACAATAAACTACGAAGAACTAGACGACGCGTAGGAGGTCAACTGTGGCTGATTTTGCATCTTTAGACGATAACAACATCGTAACTAACACGTATCATATAGCAGATTCTGACGCTTCAACAGAAGCTGATGGAATTGCATTTTGTGTTTCTTTGTACGGCGAAGGTAATTACAAACAATTTTGGAAAGACGGTTCTCAAAGAGCTCGTGGAGCAGCTAAAGGATTTGTATACAATGTTTCAAAGGACGTTTTTCATGCACCTAAAGCTTTTGATTCTTTTGTTTGGAGTGATGAAGATAAAGAATATGTTGCTCCTATACCAAAACCCACAAAAGATTTAGTTGATAGACCTTTTCCTTATACAGATGAAGATGTAATGGCTTCAGAAGCTATAGAACAAGCTGTTACAAGATTATTCTATAGATGGGACGACAGTAGAGGAACATGGTTAGCTAGTGAATTTACAGTCGGCACAAATGATTTTGGAGATAAAGTCCCTGAACCAACTGGCAATGATTTTACTTGGAACTCGACAAATTTAACATGGGATGCTATATAATATACTATGTCTAGATTTGTAAATGATAACTTAGTTAGTAACAAAAAAATTTCTCAACCACCATTGGATAATGGTGGAGTTGTCGGACCAGACAACGACCCAACAAACACAGCAGCTGTTCCAGCTGTTCCAGGTGTTCCTGAATCTAATACTACTTACAATTCAGGATCAAACTATGCAGCTAACCCAAGAACAACTGCAGTAGATGTTTTATTAGTTGGAGGCGGCGGAAGTTCTGGCGCTCACTACGGAGGTGGTGGAGGCGGATCAGGTGTTATATATCGTCCAGGAATGCCTGTGTCAGGCGGAACAACTTATCCAATATCAGTAGGATCTGGTGCGCCAAGTCCCCCAGGTAATTTTAACACTGGTGGCTCAGGTGGAGATAGTTCTGTTTTCGGTTTAACCGCTATTGGTGGTGGACACGGAGGTTGGAACCCAGGACCTAGTGGTGGTGCTGGAGGATGCGGAGGAGGAGGTGGTCCAGGTGGCGGACCAGGAACTCAACCCAGTAGACCAGGTGATTCAGGTAATTATGGACACGGAACTAATGGATATGCACCAGGACCAGGTGGAGGCGGCGGTGCCGGTTCTTCTGGCGGTACTAATGGTGGTAATGGAAGAGCTTTTCCAGGCACTCAATTTCCTGGAACTTACGCTGGAGGAGGATGTGGATCTGGTGGATCTGGTGGACCCGGAGGCGGAGGAAATACTAACCAAGGTGGTACTAATGGTCTTGGAGGCGGAGGCGGAAAAGATTTAGGTGGCTCTGGTGGTAATGGAGTAGTTAAAATATATGTTCCAGCTGTTTCTTCAATACCTGCTGTTCCAGAAGATAAAGTTGCAAATGGTATTTGGGGAGTAAAAACACAATACTCATCTAGAGTGCAGGATATTTGGCCTACGTAATATAGACTTTACACTTATTACAGTGTATAATTTTTTTAATGAAAGAATATAGATCCAGTAAAGAAAGTCATATTGGAGGTTGGTATATAGATAAATCAATATGTGATAAACTTATTGATTATTTTAATTTAAACAAACATCTACATGTAAAAGGTATAACTGGAAAAGGTTATAGAACAGATCACAAAGATTCAACTGATCTTGAAATTGGACCTGATAGAGCAGATCTGCCTTTTAATTTATATAGAAAAAGTCTACAAGAATGTTTAGATTTGTACTGTGAAAAATATAGTTTTTTACAAGGTTTTAAAAGATTTAACATAATAAATAATTATAATTTACAATACTATAAAGCAAAACAAGGTTTTAAAGCTTGGCATTCAGAAAGACAAGACCTATCAACTTCAAGAAGAGTGTTAGTTTTTATGACTTATTTAAACGATGTCCCTGATGGTGGAACTGAATTTTTATATCAAAAAATAATTACACCCGCTGAAAAAGGTTTAACTTTAATTTGGCCTACTGATTGGACCCATACACATAAGGGACAGATAAGTAAAGTAAACGAAAAATATATCATAACAGGTTGGTACGAATTTTGTGAATAAAATTTTAGCTTTACACACTTCTCATGATGGAAGCTTAACTTACGTTGTAGATAATGAGATTATATTTCATACACAATTAGACAGGTTTAATAGATTTAAACACACTAGTTTCCCTGTAAAATATTTATTAGATTTAATAAAAAGTTTAGACTTCGATACATTTATTAACACTAGACACTATAGCAGTAGTAGTCATAATATATGGTCTTCATTTTTTGAAAAAATGAAAGATACCTTTAAATACGTTAATGTTATCCATCACGATATAGATGTGCATCATTATTTTCATGCTTGCTGTAGTTTAATTTGGAATAAAGATATATCAAACATTTTAGTATACGATGGAACAGGAGCTTATTTAAATAACTCTTTATATGAAAGAGAAAGTTTGTTTAAACACAATAAAGATCTACAACTATTAAATCGATACTATAACAATTTAGGTATTGATTATGAATTAGGCAGTCTTAAAATTATAGGTGAAGATCATGCCGAGGCTAAGACCATGGCATATAGTTTATTTAATGAAGAAGCAAAAATACTGCAAGAAAACTTTGAAACAAAATCAATTAATTTTATTAGATCTTTAAATAAAAAAGAACTGATATTAACAGGAGGGTGTACACAAAATGTTTTATTAAACAATAAGTTGTTGGATATTACTGATAATCTTTTTTGTGATCCTTTTAATACAGATGCTGGAATATCTTTAGGAGCACTAAACCATGAAGTAGGTTATAAGATTAAAAACGATACTATTTATTTAGGTATAAAACAAAATA